AGTCACAGAGATAGATCGGTCTTCTTCAAGATAGATGGCTGTGTTTTTGTCCACGACAACCAGTGACGAATCTTGCGGAACAGATACGGTAGACACTAATGCATACCCCGTGCCACCAATATCATCTTGTGTGTGATACTTGACTGTTACATCACAAGCTACAGAACCATCAACATTAGCAACCTGAATCATGTTGATTTTGAAAACTTTGCCGCTTGATGCAGCGTTGCTAACCAGCGCAGTTGCGTTTGTGTTGGCTAGCGCCAGGTAGAACGATTTGCCTGTGATCGTGCCGACATTGACGATATTGGGTGCGGCCATGAGTTATCTCCTATCCGAAAACTATAGCCATCGCAATGGCTTTGCCGGTGCTTGCAAAAGTGGATGTAAAGCTGAGCTTGCCCCCAGTGGTCGAAACCAAGGCCATGCCGTTGCTGGTTGCAACTGCATCAGGCAGTTCAAGTGAATATGTTGCGCTCGCACTGTGAGGCGGACCCTTTAGTGTGACCCCGTGGGAGTTTGACTCACAGTTAAAGCGAATAGTCCCGGCGTTAGTGTTCCCGTAAATCTCTGTAAACCCGGTGCCATTCGGAAAAAGCTGTATGTTGCCGTTGGTGTTTGTGCTTTTCACGGCATTCGCATCAATTTGGATGTTATCAACATCCAGCTCATTTGCCGTTATTTGTCCCGCAGCACCGTAAACAACTGCCTTTGAGTTCACCACTGTGTCAGCAGTGGAGCCATCCACCAGGTTCAGCTCTGTAGCTGTTGAGGTAACGGCCGTGCCGCCAATCGCCAGGGTGGTGGTGTCAACCTTTGTCGTGGCCAGCGATGTATTGGCATCAATCACTGCAGCGCCCGACCCCGCACCGTCCAGATAAACTATTGCAGCGTTGCCGTTGGCAATCGTTACGGTGGCGCCGGAGCCTTGCTTTATGGTGATTGATTGAGATCCAGTGGTCGCGTTCTCGATGTACATCACTCGGGATAGCGTATTGGGTGCAATCGTGAGCTCCCGGGTCGCGGTGAGGCTTGCGCCTGAAGTAACCTTGAAATACATGGATCGCGCAGGATCTGTGGACCCGTCCGCAACTGTGGTTGTTGCGTTGGCATCACTTGAGAAAGAGGCTTCTGTGCCATAGCCCAAGGATTCTCCAATGAGCTCTAAATTTGTATTAGTGGTAGTCCCCCAGGTTCCAGAACCCTCGCCTGTCGCCAGTTCTGTGAGCCGCAGGTCATTGACATAGGTAGCCATATAAGTCCCCCTTATCTCTGAATTGAAGTGTAATTAGGTGTCTGCGAAGTATCAATCTTAAAATAAAGCGTGAGCACGGCTGCGCTTGCAGTCATGCTCACTCCGGTCGGATTGACGTTTGTTCCGATATTAGCAGTGACCGATCCCAGGCCAGAAGTCATTGCAACGCCGGTTGGATTGGCGACGTTAGAGACAATCTGCGTGACCGAACCGACGCCAGACGTAATCTGGACTCCGGTGAGCGCAATTGTCTCAGGTCCGTCCCAGGCGCCTGATCCCCAAGCTCCACGGCTCCAACCTTGAATCGATGACATAGCAACCGCACAGTATGTTAAAAGCAGTTACTCTACTAAGATTTGCGAGATTACGCTATGGCCTGATACTTCCTGCCTTTCAAAATCTTGTCGATGCTGCGGTAATGCCACACTTTTTCGTTTTGCAGTGAGTTGAGCTGATCCGCAATCTTGCGAGAGCTAAGCTTTCTTTTCTTCATCTTAAAAATAAGCTCAATCCATTCTTGCTCCTCTGGAACGGGTTCTAACTTGGTGCGCTTACGTTTGCCGTCAAAAACTTCTACCTTGCGGTAGCCATACGGCAAGCCGCCTCCCAGCCACCCGCCCTGCGCTGCCCACTCAATCTTTTTGCTTTCTGAGTGATCGCGGCGATGAGCATTCTCAATATGTTGCACCGCAGAAAGGGTGGCAATCACCGCTTCCTGGTAGGCTTCATGCTCTGGACCTCCGCCTACCAGTGGTATATCCCCGAACTCTTCGCAGAAGAAAAGACTGCATTCGGTGTCTTTAAGTATCGGGATTTGCGCCAAAAGGTCTTTTGCTGAGCGGCAGAAGCGATCCAGCCGAGTGGCGATAATGACATCACCCCGCTCCATCACATCGGTTAGGTCTTTGCCGCGGGGTCGCTCTATCAGGTTTTTGTGACCCTCTGTGCCCGTGTCACAGAAAAATTCTGAAACGGGGAGCTGGAAGGCGTTCATTGAGAAGATCTTAATCGCATGCTCTTGATGCGTCAGCGTGAGGTCTGGCTTTTCGGACTCGCGCGGAGACATCCGGCAGTAAGCGTATATCCTATGTATCCGCGCGCTTTCCTTGGCTCGACGGCGACGGGTCATTTAATCGCCTGGGGGTAGTCCTTGATCATCTCGTCATAGATCCTATGCCAGTTAATGTTGAGCGGGCAATTATCAGCTGCCCGGTCAGCATATAAAACGTAGCCGCTTTCATGCACAATTTCTACCGCTCTGTAATTTTTTGGCATCCCGTCATATCGGATATACAAGCCATAAAACTGGCAGCGGCGGCGAACTCTGTTGTACCAACGCTTCTTGTCTGCTGCGCTCATCGCACTTCTCCTTTTGGAAAAAAACGCATAATGCCCAAAACATGCATGGTATGCAACTATATATTATTTTGTACAAACTGTTGCACAACGACACGGAGTTCTGTATATTTGATTTGTGGTTGGGATGTCCCTGACCTTTATTGGAGAACAGATTATGAAAAACTTTTTTGACAGCCAGATCCAGCGAGATGACGTTGACTACATCCGCCAGCAGCTAAATGAGGTGATAGCGAGCAAATTGGAAGAGTTGGGCATGGAGGGCGGCTTCACTAACGCCAAGTACACTGCCGATTCTGTGGACTTCAAGGTGGTCATCAAGCGTGTTGGAACACTGAGCCATGCAGAGAAGACCAAGCGTAATGACCTTGTGTATCGCATTGGCTACGGCGAGGGCAGTATCGCTTGGGGTCAACCGTCTGGGGAGCGGATTGAAGCCTTTCTTGACACGATTCACACCGTAGGCCGACATAGGATCATGTTTACTGGCTACAACTCACGCGCCAAGCGCTATCCCATTGAGTACGTTGAAGTGGATGGTGATCGTCGCATGAAGGGTGGCCATGATTTTCTCAAGATTGCCGCCGACAAGTTCTTTGGCAAGCAAGGTAAGGCGGCATGAGCGTTGACGAGATTGTAGAAATCGCAAATCAACTCAGCAACGATGATTTGGCTATGTTACTGACCGTTATGTCAAGTCGTATACGAGTCCATATTGATCGTGAGAAATCTGAGATGGTGGAGCTTGATTGGGTATCCACTAACGGCACGATTATTCAAATAGATCTGGCAGATGAGGAAGGCGACGATGGATAAGTATTTTGATGTCTTAGACCGCATTGCCGCCAATTCCAAAACGCCAATCGACGGACCTCGGGTAAGGCGGCGCATGCGCAATGAGCTCATCCGCGTATTCGATTGCCGGCCGGAAGCCAGGTACATCATCCGCGTGTGGCGGGAAACCAGGGAGAAAATAGATGATACTTTTTAATTTATACGCAGAGGCTGAAAAGCATGTGGAAAATTTCAAGTCGGGGCTGGAGTGGCAAGAGGTAGATGAGTCCACTGAGATGGCTGACTTGATTTATGAATACGCAGATGGACAGTACGTCTACTATTGGGATCAATGGTCAGTCGCAGTGGCTTGTCGTTTTGACTCAGGCGATTATGCAGAGGCTTGGGAGACGGCTAACGACTTGGTTAGCCCTGATGGTTTTGACAGCAGCGAAGACCACATCAACGCAGTCATGGCGTTTTGTGCTCAAGAATTTGTGCAAATCGCCTTGCGAGAGCAGTTCAGCGAGTACGAAATAGCCTCATAACGGCGGTGTGGGCAGTGCGCTGATGCCTGTCCCCTCTGCCTCTTCTGCGTCTGCAAACTCAGGGTCGCCTAGCGCGGCCAATCCGCCAGCGGTAATCGCAATCGGCACGGCGTACATTGACTGACCCCCTTTCACTTTTTCCTTTACTGTTTCGCCCGTGACCGTAATCTCGTTCAG